TTGAGCAAGGTGGAACTAGGTCAGGGAAGACTTACAATATCCTGCTGTATATCATATTCCATTATTCATTAAAGAATACAGGTAAGACAATTACCATTTGCAGAAAAACATTTCCTTCAGTTCGTGCTTCTGTGATGAGGGATTTTTTTGATATACTAAAATTACACAAGTCTTATTTTGAAGACAATCATAATAAATCAAATCACGAATATAAATTAAATGGAAACCTAATTGAGTTTATCTCATTAGACCAACCTCAAAAAGTTAGAGGTAGAAAACGACACCTGCTTTTCATCAATGAAGCAAATGAGTTAGATTATGAAGATTGGCAGCAATTAGTATTTAGAACAGAAGAAAAAATAATTCTTGACTTTAATCCATCAGATGAATACCATTGGATTTATGACAAGGTAATACCAAGAAAAGATGCCGATTTTAATATTACTACTTATTTGGATAATAGTTTCCTTAATGATACAATTAAAGAAGAAATTGAAAGGCTAAAACATACTGATGAACAGTATTGGCAAATCTATGGATTAGGTATAAAAGGAGTTAGTAGGTCTACAATTTTTAATTATGTTGAGGTAAATAAGATTCCTGAAGATGCAGAATTTATTAGCTTTGGGGCAGATGCAGGATATACAAATGACCCAACAACTTTGGTGGGTGTTTACAGAAAAGAATACGACCTGTACATTCAAGAACACTTGTATCAAACCCAAATGACAACCATTGATATTCATAAGAAATGGAAGCAGGTAGGAATAGAACGAGAAACAATTTACTTTGATTCAGCTGAACCTAGATTGATTGAGGAACTGCGTAGGATGGGTTGGAATGTACGACCAAGTTTAAAAGGTGCTGATAGTATAAATGCAGGAATAGACTTGTTAAAACGCTTTAAAATACATATCTTAAAAGATAGCCATAATGCAATACAGGAATTTAGGAATTACAAATGGCAAGAAGATAGAAGTGGTAAGATGATAAATAAACCAATTGATAAAAATAACCACCTAATTGATGCTATTCGCTATGCTACTTATTCAGTTCTAAGCAAACCTAATTTTGGAAAATATACACTTCATTAAAAAAAACTTATTAAATTTATTGTTTATTAAATAAATAGTTATATATTTGTTTATCATTAATTAAAAACAGAACAGATGAAAAAATTAAACGAGAAAATTCAATCATTAATAGAAGGTTCTAAATATGATATTCCATTAATAGGTTCTAGAGGCAAAATATACAGAGTAACTGATAAAGCAATACAACTTAATTGTGTTAATAATGGTATGATTTGGATTCCTAAAAGTCAGATAATTTATATTGACGAAGTTACTACTGAAATAACTTTAAGTAGTTGGATAGAGGGTAAAATAAATTCAAGCCCAAGAATTTCGGGAGGTGCTTATTAAAATACATTTAAAAACTAATAAAAACAGAACAGATGAAAAAATTACAGACATTAGTATTGATATTAGCACCTAGTTATTTTATAGGTAGATTTATTGTAGGTTTAATCTTTAACATTTAAGGTATGGCTTGGGATGACTATTTAAATCCACACGAACAAAAAGAATATGAATGTTCAGAATGTGGTGAACCTTTAGAAACAGATGCAGGTTACTGTTCAGGAACTTGTTTTAAGGCAAGTATGTTATAGTATTAAAAAAATATGATGTTGTTATGTAGGGGTACGCAACATCGTTTAAAGGGTAGTCAGAAATGGCTACCTTTTTTTTATTACCTTTATTGAAATAAAAAACTAAATTAATTACGTTATACTATTATGAAATTTGAATTAACAATACCAAGCAGTTTATCAGAGATATCATTGAAGCAATATAAGAAGTTTCTAAAAATACAAGAAAGCAATGAAGATTCATATTTCCTGCAATGTAAAATGATAGAAATATTTTGTAACCTAGATGCCAAAAGTGTTAGACTTTTAAAACTAACTGATGCTGACAGGGTTGTTCAAATTATCAATAAGATGTTTGAAGAAAAACCTCAACTGATAAAAACCTTTAAATTAGGTGGGGTTGAATATGGATTAATTCCTAACCTTGACGAAATTTCATTAGGTGAATATGTAGATTTGGATACTTATATGGGTGATTGGCAGAATATGCAAATAGCAATGAACGTATTGTTTAGACCTATCAAAGAAAAGATAGGTGATAAATACCTTATAAAAGATTATGATGTTGAATCTAAAGATTTGCTGCAGGAAATTCCAATGGATGTAGTATTTGGTGCAGTTTTTTTTTTGTACAATTTAGGAATAGACTTGTCGAAAGTTATGATGGGTTATTTGGAGGACAATCAAATGGACAACTTGATGGAACAACAAATTTTTCAAGAAAGTATGGATGGTATCAAAGCATCTTCGCTGCACTCGCTCAAAGCGATGTTAGACGAATTGAAGATATCACTAAATTAAATGTACATAAATGTTTATATGCTTTAGAATTTATGAAAGAAAAATCAGAACTAGAAGCAAAACAAATTAAAAATAAATTCAAATGAGCAATCAGGGAATAAGGGGTTTTTACCAATTAACTGAAACAATAAAAAACCAACTGTTAGCAGATGTAAATGTAAACACAGTCACCACAGGAGATGTAAGCGATGTTAATCTACATAAGCAGGATATATTCCCATTAGGACATATCATTGTAAATAATGTGGTTGTAAATGAACAGACATTGGATTTTAATATAAGTGTATCGGCTTGTGATATTGTAAACCAATCAAAGCTAGAAACAGAAGATATTTTTACAGGCAATAATGATGTTCAGAATATTTTAAACACTCAACTAGGGGTCTTAAATAAGCTGATACAGAAGTTAAGAATGGGCAACCTACATACAGATATGTATCAATTAGATGGTAGTCCAAGTCTTGACCCATTTTATGACAGATTTGAAAACCAATTAGCAGGATGGACTGCAACAATGAACATACAGATTTATAATGACATTTATATTTGCTAATGGAATTTAATGAGGTAGATAAAGAATTAAAGAAGTTTGGTAATTATATTATTCAGCAGTCAAGGAGCAACCTTACAAAAGGAAAACGTAACTACACTAAAGAACTTTATAATTCATTAAGTTATAAATTAGAAGAATCAGGTGATGGTTTTATCATTGATTTTTTTATGGAAGATTATGGTGCATTTCAAGACCAAGGGGTTAAAGGTGTTAAAAGTAATTATATTGAAAATAAAAATTCACCATTTTCATACAAAGCAAGTAGTAATTTAAAAGGTTTAGAATATAAGACAAAGATATTTTCTAAATGGGCAAAATACAGAAAGCTGCAGCCTAGAGATAAAAAAGGAAGATTTGGAACATATGAATCAATGGGTTACATTCTAGCAAATAGCATAAAGAATAAAGGTATAAAAGCAACAATGTTTTTTAGCAAACCATTTGAAGCAGCATTAGAAAGGTTACCTGTTGAATTGGTTAATTCATTTTCATTAGATGTTGAAAAATCAATATTATTAGCACAAAAAAATTAAAATATAATGGCAGATTTAGCATTAAGAAGTCCACAATTTAAGCATAAAGAAATTCCTGCATCCGGAGTATTATCAACGGTTTGCACGGTGGCTATTGATGGAACTTTAAGATATACATTAATTAAAAATGTAGCACCATCAACATCAGTTAATTTTGACATATCAGAACTTGCTAGGGATTATTTAGAAATACAATATAAGACTGATTTTATTGCAAAGGAAATAAGCATTGTTACAACATTAACAAATCACGCAGGATTAAATGGAACAGCTGCTGTAGTTGGTTCTGCTACAACTTTTACAGATAGAGGTTTTGAATCATACGGAACTTTTGAAGAAGGTGTTAATCCATCTTTTATAGGTGATAGAATAGATGAAACTGTATTAATAGCAAAGGATAACTTAACTATTCCTGAAACATTTACAATATTTGCACCAACAGGGGTAGGTGGTACTATACCTGCTATTGATGATGTAGGTGTTATAACTGCAACTACATTTTCAAACTCACAAACAAGCATAGTGGTTGAGGGAATTACTGTTAATATAAAAAGAATTGATTGCACTAAATATGGAACAGGAACAAAAATTATATTTATTAATAAATTTGGAGCACAACAAGAACTTTGGTTCTTTTTAAAAGAAGTTAAATCATTAGCTAGAACAAATGAAGGTTTTAAATCTAATACGATAACATATCCGGTAAATAATAATGCAACTTACTCAACTAAAAATGCACCAAATAAGGTATTCAATACACAGGCTAAACAATCCCATAAATTAAGTTCAGGTTACTATCCTGAGTTTGCAAACGAATACTTTGAACAGCTTTTACTATCAGAATATATTTGGATGGAAAGGTTAAAAAAAGGAACTTCTACAACTGAAGTTATTCCTGTAAAAGTTAAAACATCATCAATGACATTTAAGACTTCTGTGAATGATAGATTGATAGAATATACAATTGATTTTGAAGAAGCATACGATTACATAAACAACATACGATAGATGCAAAAACTACAATTATACATTGAGGGCCAAAGGGTAGATTTGTTTAAGGATGAAAATGTTTCATTTACTCAAACTTTGCAGAATGTAAAAGACATAGGGAAGATATTTACTGAATTTACCAAGACCTTTGCTGTACCTGCTTCTAGTGTAAATAATAAAATATTCAAACACTTTTATAATTTTGATGTATCAAGTGGTGATACTACTTTTGCATATGATGCAAGAAACAAACAACCTGCAACCTTAGAATTAAATGACCTACCTTTTAAAGAAGGTGCTATTAAATTAAATGGGGTTAAGTTAAAAAACAATGTAGCACATACTTACAATATTACATTCTTTGGTAATACTGTAAACTTAAAAGATATTCTAGCAAAAAGCCAATTGTCATCATTATCAGGATTAGCACAACACAATCAAATTTATAGCTATTCAGATGTAGTTTCAGCAATGCAAGTAAAACAAAGTGGTGGTGATATAATTGTGCCTTTAATTACCCATACAAATAGATTGATTTATAATTCAGGAAGCAATGTTGTTTTCCCACCTAACCCTGATTTAAAAATAAGAAATTTATACCCTCATACATCATCAACCCATAATGGTGTTGAATGGAATCAGTTTAAATATGCAATTCGATGTGCAGCTATAATTGATGCTATTCAAGCAGAGGTTTTTGTTGGGGGTCAAACACTAACCTTTTCAGATGACTTTTTTAATAATAAAACAAATGATGATTTTGATAATTTGTTTTTATGGCTTCATAGAAAAAAAGGTTCAGTAGATGCACCATCACAAGTCTTACAAAACTTTACACAAGTTACAGAATTAGGAACAACAGTTTGTGTACCAACTTCAAATTGTCAACCATCAACATCAAATGTTTCAAATGGTATTCTAGCTTTAACAGCACAATCACCTTATAGTATATCTTTTTTAAACCTAAATGTAACTCCTCCAAATAATACAGATGCTTATATTATTAGAGTTATAAGGGATGGCTCACAGATAGTTAGTGAAGTAACAGGAACAGGGGCAAAACAATTAATTGTAGTTCCGTTTAATGATAGCACCTACACAGTTCAAATTGCATCATCTACAAATATGCTTTTTGCTATTGGAAATATACAATGGACTGTAAGTTGGACTACAGGAACAATTGGAGGTTTTGGAACAAATGGTCAAATGATTTATTCTAATGCATCAGCATTTCAAACAACAGCTTTTATTGATTTTAATATCAATGAACAGATGCCTAAAATGTCTATCATTGATTTCCTTACAGGGCTTTTTAAGATGTTCAATTTAACTGCTTATGTAGATAATTTAGGAGTTATTGTAGTTAGAACTTTAGATAGTTATTATGCAGCAGGTTCAGCAGAACCAATTAATATTGATAGGTATTTAGATACAACAAATTCAACTGTGAATGTTGCATTGCCTTTTAAAAACATAGACTTTCAATATAAGGGGCTAGGGACGCTATTAGCGAAACAATTTGAACAAATCAATAACTTAGGGTGGGGAACATTATCTTACAGCTTAGATGGTAACATTTACGATGCACCTACAAAAAAATATAAAATAGAATTACCTTTTGAGCATATGCAATATGAAAGGCTTTATGATGTTCAGGGTGGTGCTTCTACGGCTGTACAATATGGTTTTTTTGTAGATGATAACTTAGAACCTTATTTTGGAATGCCTTTATTATTTTACCCAATAAGACAAATTAACGAAACAGCAATTAGAATTAGAGATACAGAATCTACTAATGTTTTAGACATTGATGATTATTTTATTCCATCAAATGCTGTAGCTTTAGAATCTAGCACAAGCAAATCAAATATACACTTTGGTAATGAGATTAACGAATACCAAGCAAATGAGGTAGGAGACCCATTATCTTTTACTGATACTTTATTTGAAACTAATTACAAAACATACATACAGAATGTATTTAATGTCAGTAGAAGAATAACAAAAGTTACTGCATATCTACCTATGAAGATTTATTATAATTTACAATTGAATGATTTGATTCAATTAGGACAAAACAATTATAAAATAAATTCTTTAACTACTAATTTAACAACAGGAAAAACTGAATTTGAATTATTAAATGATGTTAAACAAGCAGACTTAATTGTATCAGTTCCTACAACACCAACAAATTTAGTTGCTTCTAATAATTCATCATCAGGCTTCACAATAACTTGGGATGCTTCTACATCACCTAACGGAACGACTATGAGTTATTATGTACTATTATTAAATGGCGTTGCTGTAGGGGGTGCTTTGGCATATCCATTAGCATCTACTTATTCAGATGATGTTACAGGTTTAAATCCACAAACAGGATATCCTGTTACAGTTATTGCTTATGATATAAATGGTAATCAATCTCTAGCATCTAATATTTTACAAGCATATACAACATAAAAAATATGATAAAAAATATAATTGATTTACTGCAAATAGTAAAAGGGGAAACCGAAAATATCAGAATTGCACAAGGGAAATACAAATTAGCAGAATCAATTTCTGAAGGCATTAAGCAAACAAAAACGAAAATAAGATGGCGAAAAAAATAGAAATTGAATTTGAGTTAAAATACAAAGAAGCAGTAAAAAACTTAGATGAATTTCAAAAGGAATTTTCTAAGCTAGAAAAAGATGTAGAATCTGCAAATAAAAAAACTGCTGATGCTTTAAAGAAAGTAGAGAAATCTGCAGAAGATGGTGCTAAAGGAATTAAGAAAGTAGGAACATCAATTAAAAATATAGCAAAAGTAACAGGGGTTATATTCTTATTACAAAAAGCGTTTGAATTTGTTTCTTCTGCAATACAAGAAAACCAAGAAGTGATGGATGGTTTAAATACCATTTTCACAACTGCACAAATTATATTTAATGAAATTGTAGGTGTTTTTGTAGATGTTTATAAAAGTGTATCATCAGCAACAGAAAATTTTGATGCTTTAGGAAAGGTAGTAAGTGGAATTGTTACAATAGCATTAACTCCAATGAAACTAGCTTTTTATGGAATTACATTGGCAGTTCAAGAAGCACAACTAATGTGGGAAAAATCTATTTTTGGTGATGGTGACCCTGCTACAATAAAAGAATTAAACCTTGCAATAACAGAAACAAAAGCAGATATTTTAGAAGTTGGTCAAGCTGCAGTAAATGCAGGAACTGATATTGTAGATAATTTTGGAGAAGCAATTACAGAAGTTTCTGAAATAGGTACACAGGTTGTAGATGGTTTAAAAAATGTAAGTATAGAAGCAGCATTAGAAACTGCTAAAACAAACCAAGCATTAAAAAAGTCAGCACAAGTTGCAGCAGCAGAATCTAGAATATTATTAGAAC